GCCTGGTGACAAAGTTCCAGATCTATTTGCTAAGTTAAATGACAAAGACAAGATGCTCTTGGTTATCGGTAATGCATCAATGGGTGGACCAATTCATTACATGTATATTGGACCAATGGATGTTAGACAACAGTTTAATTCCTCGAATGCAACTCTTACATTGAATGGTAATATCATTGACGCAAAGAAGTATGCAAACGATCACGATTTGTATTTTAGATTGAGAGCAAGACGTGAGGATCAGACATTTGATCCAACTGCAAAAGACAGAGCAGGGATTCCAACTGTGTATGGTAAATCCCCATCTCGTGGTGATGCAAAAGGCAGAATTGTTATCACTGATAAAGTACCTCGCACTAGGGAGATAATTACTTTCTGATGTCTTTTAGAGATTATATTACTGAACAGAAGAACACTCACATGACACACATTGAGGACAAAGTCCTGTATGGTGGTGTCAAAGGTACACGTGAAGCAATCTTGGCTTTACGATCATTGAGAGATACTTTAGGAGGTGTACATGATGGAAATGTTAGTGTTAAGTGGGACGGTGCTCCTGCTATCTTTGCTGGGACTGATCCTCGTGATGGCAGATTCTTCGTGGCGAAAAAAGGGATCTTTAACAAGTCTCCCAAAGTATACAAGAGTGATGCTGACATTGATGCTGATACTTCTGGCGATCTTAATACAAAGCTCAAACAAGCTCTACAACATCTTCCTGCTCTGGGTATAAAAGGTGTCGTGCAAGGAGACTTCTTATATGGGCCAGGTGATGTCAAAACTCAAAGAATTAAAGGTAAGACTTATATTACGTTCCATCCCAATACAATTGTTTATGCAGTACCGGCTGGGACGGAAATGGCCAAGCAAATTAAGGCAGCAAAAATTGGAATTGTATGGCATACGAGCTACTCAGGACGATCATTCGAAACAATGAGAGCTTCTTATGGTGTGGATGTTACAAAGTTTAGACCGTCTCGGGCAGTGTGGTCGCAAGATGCAATGCTAAGAGATTTAACCAAGTTCACTATGTCACAGGAGGAAACAGAAATTGTTAACGAATATCTTAAAACCGCTGGTTACATTTTTAACCGCATTGCGGGATCGACTCTCAGACAGCTTGAGAATAATCAAGCTCTTGCCCAACATATCGAAACACATGGCAACACTTATGTCAGAGCTGGCCAAGTACCCCCGGATCCTTCTCGACGGGTTGAAAGCCTTATTAAGTGGATTACTGCAAAGTATCAAAAAGAAATTGACTCACGCAAAACAGAGCGTGGCAAAACTGCTCAGCAAAAAAAGCTAGATGAACTTTTAGCTTTCTTTTCAAAAGAAAATAAAGAATCACTCGTACAGATGTTTGAATTACAGAGAGTGATTGTGTTGGCGAAGTTAAAACTTATAAATATACTAAACAAATGAAATAGCCTTGACACATTCTTAAAAACTACAAAAGGCTATAAGGTTACAGGCCAAGAAGGTTATGTTGCAATTGATAGGCTTGGTGGTGATGCGGTTAAGATTGTTGATCGAATGGAATTTTCATTTGCCAACTTTAGCCCGACAGTATTAAAAGGATGGGATAAACCAGGGAGAGGTTAATGGCTTTATTGTCATTCAAAGATATGATGGTAGTTCAGTATCGTCCAGGAGAGGACGAGCTCACTAACTATCGTGCTAAGCGTCGTAAAAACGGAGCCATGTATGAAACATCAGAAACTGAATCTGATGTTGATGAGGCTCTGAATCTTCAACAGCGAATGAGACGTTCGCGTATGATGAAGAAGATGAAGTCGCGTATCAAGATTGGCCGTGATCGTGCAAAGCGTAAGATGGCTGATAAGAAGAAACTTGAGAAGCGAGCAATGAGACAAGCTCGTGATAAAGTAGTTCGTAAAATCACCAAAGATATCCCTAAGTCCGAACTGTCATTTGCTCGTAAACAAGAAATTGAAAAGAGGATGGACAAGCCTCAGTTTAAGGCTCGCATTAAGAGACTTGCTAGAAGAATGTTCCCATCGATTCGTAAAGCAGAAGTACAGAGGAAAAAAGGTTGATCAATTCCTTTAAGAGTTACCTAGTTGAAGAAACCAAGCTGGTTTATTTTACTTTTGGTAGAATGAACCCGCCTACCATTGGCCATGAAAAACTCTTAACAAAACTTGCTGCTAATGCAAGACAAAATCCATATAGAGTTTACTTGTCCCAATCGCAGGACCAGCAAAAGAATCCACTACAGTATAGAGAAAAAGTTAAGATCGCTCGCAAGATGTTTCCAAAGCACGCGAGACAGATTGTTATGGATCCTAAGATCAAAAACGTATTTGATGTTTTGGTTAAGTTATATAACGAAGGATTCAAAAGAGCTGTAATGGTTGTTGGATCTGATCGTGTTAGAGAATTTGATATTCTTCTTAACAAATATAATGGCCAAAAGGGCAAGCACGGCTTCTACAACTTTGAAAGAATCCAAACTATCTCAGCTGGTGAAAGAGATCCAGATGCTGATGGTGCAGAAGGTATGTCAGCATCCAAGATGAGAGCAGCTGCTAGTGATAATGACTTCACTGCATTCTCACAAGGCTTACCAAAAGCAATTTCTAATGCTGATGCTAAATCAATCTATAATGCTGTCCGCAAAGGGATGGGTCTGAAAGAACAAAAGGTCTTTAAGAACCACGTTCAATTACAACCTGTATCTGAGACTAGAGAAGCATATGTTGATGGTACATTGTTCAATGTTGGAGATCAAGTTGTGATCAAAGAAACAGATGAAGTTGCTGTTGTTAAGATGCTCGGTGCTAACTATGTTCTTGTTGAAAGTGGTGGTAGGAGTTATCGCAAATGGCTCAGTGCTGTTGAGAAGATTGAAGAAGTAAAACAAGATTCAGACATTGCAGATCGTAAAGGCACACAGCCAGCAAAGTACCATACAGGTCTTTCAAAGTCAACAAAAGCTGCTCGTGATAGACAATTCAAGAAACAAACAAAGATGGCTGATAATAATCCTGCAGCTTATAAACCAGCTCCTGGTGACAAAGACGCTGAAACAAAGCCAAGTAAATATACAAAGAAATTTAAACAAATGTATGGCGAAGACATGGCTCAAAAAGCTACAAAGAAAGCCATTGATAGAGAAAAAGAACGTGATGCAATTAAACACGATCGTATGATGGATCGTGCACGTACAAGAGATACAATGAACAAGAACAGAGAGACGAAAGCCAATGCCCCTAAGATTCGTTGAATACATTAAAGAAGATGCTGGCAAGTCATTAGCAGATAAATCTAAGAAGTCTGGTATCTCTGTTGGTACATTAAGAAAAGTTTACAATAGAGGAGTTGCAGCTTGGAAGACTGGCCATCGACCAGGTACTACTCCATCCCAGTGGGGACACGCAAGAGTTAATGCATTTATTGTTAAAAAGAAAAAGGGTGGCCTCAACCACGATAAGGATTTAGCATAATGCCGTTAAAAGTATCAGATGGAATCGGTGCATGGATTGACGACTTTAAAAAGTCGGACGCGCCACAGTTTAAAGGTAAGTCAGAAAAAGAACGTCGCGAGATGGGCATTGCAGCATATCTGTCTGCAAAGAAAGGTCCTAAGGACGAGGCTGTAAAGTCAGCTGACAAGAAGCCAGAAGTGTATACTAAGCCAGATGGTAAGCGTGGTGTACGAATGGTTGCAACTGATAAAGAAGTTGTAACCAAAGAAGATTCTGATGCAGTAAAAGCATTCTTAGCTAAAGGTGGTAAGATTAAGAAGCTCCCACCAGGCAAGGCTGCTGGCTATCATGGTAAGGACGATCCTGGCAAAGATGTTAGAGGTGTCATGGATAAGCCTGACACAGATAGATTCTCAACTCGTAAGAAAGTCAAGTCTATGGAATCTGCTGAAGGCCACTTTATGTATAAAGATGGTAAGAAAGTTATGGTTAAAACAAAAGCTGACCATGACAAATATGCTAAGATGGGATACACCATGAATGAGAAGCATATGAAGACTGATCCAAAGTTGAAGAACCTTAAAGTTCCAAATGAGAAGGATCCGTCTCCTTTCCAGAAGTATATGAAGATTCGTAAGAATAGACAAACCAACGAAGTGTCGGCTGATAAACTTTCAAGTTACATTCAAAAGGCCTCAGATGCAACTAAGCACAGAGGTATGCCTACTCGTAAAGTAGATAACAGATATAGTGGTGTCGCAAAAGCTCAAGATAAGTTAGCTAAGTCTGGAATGATGGGTACAACTGCTCAGAAAGTTTCTAGAGCTAGAGTTGGTGCTTCTATGAAAGAAGATACTAACTTTGAAGTCAACATCGATGGTCTTCCAATGATGTTTATGTCTGGTTCGAGCCCAGGAGAGATCAAAGCAAAGCTCCGTGGTATTGTAAAACAGCCATCAATGATTACTGGTGTTAAGAGAGTCACTGACGCAACTGTTAGAAAGACTTTCAGACTGAAGGCTCAGGGTAAAGATGAAGAAGAGACAAACGAGAACTACAAGTATGATTATGGTTCTCCGCAAGCTACTAAGTTAGCTAAAAAGATGACCCCTGGTCAGAACGAAGCTAAAGATCCTAATGAGTATGATAAAGAAGGCGCAATGATGAAGTCGCAACTTCGTCAAATTTGTTCTGCAAACGAATCTCTGATGAAGATGGTTAAAGATGATGACAACTTACCAGAGTGGGTTCAATCAAAAGTAACTAAAGCTACAGACTACATGCGTTCTGTTCGTGATTATCTACAAAGTGAAAAAGATGCTTAAATTTAGTACATTCTTCGAAGACATGTCTGGTATGTCAGTTAAGTCTGGCCACAAGAGATCTGTAGCTCAAGGTGCAGGCATGACTAAGAAGGGTGTTGCTGCGTATAGAAGACGTAACCCCGGTAGTAAGTTAAAGACTGCTGTAACGACCCCTCCCAGCAAGCTCAAGCCTGGTAGCAAGGCTGCAAAGAGAAGAAAGGCATTCTGTTCTCGTTCTAGAAGTTGGACGAGCGAGCGTGGTAAAGCAGCTCGCAGAAGATGGAATTGCTAATCTAAAAAACCACTACTAATCGTTATAAATATAGTTGTGGGTTGGAAACCTATAACTAAAGGAAAACCATTGATGCAACGCATATTAATGGTTGTCGTACTTATTATGTTTGGCGTGACATCGGCAGCCGCTCAAACAACATCTAACGTAAATACTAATACGGAATCTAACTCAACCGTCAACACTGACGCTGAGTCTAGAACTATTGTTATCTCACCACCACCTAGTGCAATCTCCCCAGGTGTTGGTTCCTCATCATCCGACCTGTGTCTTTCTGGCGTGTCGGGTGCTGTGCAGACTCAAATCCTCGGTATCTCTACCGGTGAAATGGTTCGTGATGAAAATTGTGAGAGATTAAAAATATCAAAGACATTATATGATATGGGCATGAAAGTTGCCGCTGTGTCTGTTCTTTGTCAAGACAGACGTGTATATGATGCAATGGAGATGGCAGGAACACCCTGTCCTTATCTTGGAAAAATTGGTGACCAGGCGACAGACGAATGGAAAGCCAATCCAGACCGGATCCCTCCGGCCGAGAAGATAAAGGATAGCGATGATGTTCAAAAACGCAATGGCACGGTTGCTGCTGGCATTGGCGGTCTTGCTTTGCTACTCCTCTTACTCTAACGCCCAGAACGCTACAACCTGTGTATCTTCAACGGATGGAACAACTAATCCGCTGACAGGTACACAGTGTCTTGATCCTACCGATAATACAATCAAAAACATTTTAGACCAAGGCGACTTTGGTACAGGTCGGCACAGCACAGGTAGTTCACACAACCAACAATACAACATGCACACTGGCAGTACTATGACGACCGATTATATTCTGCACTTTTCACACACTAATGATACGTGGGTGACAAACATGGCTATCAACCAAGCACTCATAGGCGCAGGGTTTGATATTGGCGGTTATGTTGCTGAGTGGGAATGGAAAAACGAAAACACCAATACTATTAACGGTGCTTGTCTGGCACAAAAAGTGAACGGTGAATGTTTAGATAATCTAATAATTACTGTTGATGTTTTTGCAAGTGGTATAAACATCTATAGCGAAGAGTGGGATTATAGCCAGACCAAATCAAATGGTTGGACTGTTGAAGATGTGTTGAGCTTTTCTCCAGTAGCATTGGTTCCTGGTGTCACCATTGACGAGATTGAAGTTACTATCAGTGGTGTAGACAATGGTTATTGGCGAGGAATGTATGGCCCTAAAGTACAAAATCTTAGTGGGGGATTGATTCTTATGCCAGACCAGTGTACCCTGAATGGTGCATTATCTGATCCATCTTGTCCAGGATATGCCAACGCGTTGTTCAATCAACAATGTACATCTAATCCGTTATTTGATCCATCTTGTCCAGGATACGCTGCAGCTTACTTAACACAACAATGTAATCAAAATCAACTGTATGATGCATCATGTCCAGGATATGCTGCAGCTTATTATAACCAACAGTGTAACTTGGATCCACTATATGATGCTGGTTGTCCTGGCTATCAGACAGCATACTATAACCAACAATGTACAAACGATCCATTATCAGATCCAGGCTGTCCAGATTACTATGTAGCACAATGCGAAAAGGATCCACTGTATGATATGGGGTGTGTTGGATACGACACAGCTTACTTTAATCAACAGTGTGAGTTTGATGCTCAGTATGACACAATGTGTCCTGGCTATGTTGACTTTTCTGGTAACGATGATGTAATAACTATATTGGATCCTGTCATTGATGATGTGGTTAATGTTGAAGTTGAATCAGAATATTTTGAAGTAGAAATACCAGTATTCGAATTTAAATATGAAGAAGAAATTATAGAAGTAGAACCAGACATGGGAACATTCGAAGACGATTTTCTCAAGCTGGAAGATGATATCGAAAAAGAAATAGCCAAGCTAGAAAACGAGGAGGCTCAGTCCACAGACGGTGAGTTAAACATAGAAGACGACATTGAAGCAGAGATTGCTAAGATAGAAGACACTACGACCGACAAAGACTTTGAAGACCCTACACTTGCTTCTGGCGAAGAGAATATGGAGGAGGACATTGAAAAGGAAATCGCAGAGTTGGAGTCAGAGGCATCAACCGAGGAACGGGACAAGGAGCAAGTGGAATCGGATGGAGTACAGGAGCCCAGTGATAATGCTGGGTCCGACACATTGGAGCGACCTAATAGAAAAGACAGTAAACGGGAAGTCGTACAAAACAAGAGTACTACATCTCGACGAGACAAAATGCGAATGCTCATCGCGGCCAAGGCAGTTGAAGCAACTAAAGAGCTCGAAAGAGCAGTAACACTTGAACAGCAGATGGACATTCAACGTAGACTGTTAGCTTTAATTAGTTTTGTTCCAGACTTCTCTGATCAGTATACAAAAGAGCCTAAGATTAATCAAGTTAACTTTTATCCGCCAAAGCCCACAGTAGACCATGCATATGCGAGATGGTTCTTAAATGATCCAACATTTGGAGCTATGGAAGATCTTCAGTATAGGAGGAACTGATGGATCCAGTGTCAGCAATGGCTATTGCAGGTTCTGCATTTAATGCCATCAAGTCCGGCTTTGCGGCTGGGAGAGAAATAGAATCGATGTCCAAGGATCTCATGCGCTGGATGGGAGCAATGAATGATATCAAACAAGGACACGAAAAGCAAAAGAAGAAAAGTAGATTTGCAAGTATTGAGGAAGAAGCATTAGAAACTTTTGTTATTAAAAAACGAGCAGAAGAAATGGAAAATGAATTACGTCAATTTATTACATTGACGTATGGTATATCTGCTTGGCAAGAGCTTGTTAGAATGCAAGCTCAAATACGTAAAGATAGACAAGAAGCAGAAGAAGCTAGAAAAAAGAAGATTGCGCAAAATATAGAATATGCTATTGCAGGATTTTTGATATTAGTGGTGTGTACTATAATTGTAGCTGGTGGCATACTTATATGGGATTATAAAAATTGACACATGTTTTTGTTTTAATATTACTTATTGGAGAACAGATGGCGTCAAAGGATATGTATTTTTATGACATTGAGCGTTGTAACTATTTTGCAGCTCAACTGACAAAGAGATATGGAAACTATAAATATCTAAACCATGTCCCAGCAGAACATAAAGCCACTGCATATTGTAAACCAGTATATGTAAATACAGAAGGTATGATAATTTATTAATGATTTTACTTTTTATTTTAACAATCGTATTATTAGTTGGTCTTATGATATGGACAAGTATAATGTACGACATTTACGTTCCTGAGGAGCCAACGACGGAACTAGAACAACGATGCACAGACATCAAGGAGAGACTAAAATGGCTGAATTGGAAGTTGCGGGAGCAAAGATTAGGGGTGGAAAACTCCTCTTAGTCCTTCCAGTCTTATCTGCACTTGGAGGTGGCCTATGGGCTGGCTTTGAGTTCTACAAAGACTATATGGACATGAAAGAAAAGATTCTAACATATGAAGCACCAGATCTTGCGGACATTCGTAAGAATATTGCAGTGATGGAAGAACATACAAAGACTGTTGAAGCCCATATGGAATTTGTTGAAAAAGAACTTGAATTGTTCAAAGACGAGTTTGCTAATGTAAGAACAGGACAGCAAGATAACACAGACTACTTGAGAGACACAAAACATGATCTCAAAGAAGAAATGGTACGGATTGAAAAGTACCTAGATAGAGTAGAAGATGACATAGATGCAGTTGAAACTGAAATGGATATCACTCTTGAAGAGAGTGAGAAGATTGCATCTGGTAACAGAGACTATGTAAGAGAGTTTGTTGATGATACTGATAAACGATATGATGACAAGATCAGTGGTCTTGAAGGCTACGTGAAAAGGGAATTGGAAAACCTCGAGGATAGATTAAACGATAAGTTAACAAAAGCATTAGATAATCCTCTTGCCAATAGGAATTAGTGATATTACAATTTGTTAAAAGTATAAATACTAGCAAGATTAATTCTATGGGAAAGCTGAAATTCATGCCTGAGTCAAACGCAAGTCGATTAGATAGAATCGAGGAGAAACTCGATAAGCTCACTGATGCCATGGTCGCTATGGCCAGAGCAGAGGAGAAGATAAACGCGTTGCAAGACGATCACGGAAAAATGTATGAGAGGATGAATAAGTTCTCTCAAAAATTAGATGAAATTGATGCTAAGGTTAACGAAAACCATAGAACGGTTCAGTTTATTCATAAACTGTTTTGGGTAGTTGTAGTAGCAACTGCCGGTGCTATTGCAACTAACGTGTGGATGTAGAGGAACAAATGCAACAAAAATTTATTATTCCAGAAGAGATTCCGGCAAACGAACGTACCGCCTTTCATGGCGCTGCTGCGGCTGCCGCGAAAGCTGGTAAATCACATTTTAATTTTAACGGGAAGAAACATCCTGTTACAATGAACAAAGATACTGCTCACAAGATTGCAGATCAAAAAGAAGACAAAGAAGCTGAGGTCGATCCTGTTCAGAAGAAAGAAATGATGAGCAAGTCGAAAATGCTCGGCAAAAAGAAAGCTGGTGAGACAGCTTCCATGAATCCAAAACTGGATAATGGTAAAGATTCAAAGGACAATTCTATGGAACAGAAAGAGTCGACTATCCGTCAAAAGCTCATGGCTGTCCTCGAAGGTGAAAACCATAGCCCCAACAAAGATAAGGCTGAGAAGCCTGAAGATGCTCTGAAGGGTGATGGCGCTAAGAAGATGGCTGCTGATGCAAAAGGTCCGACTGTGGATATTGAAACACAAAGCCACGATGATGTATCTAAAGCAGGTCGTGCAGGTCCAGGTCGTAAAGCTCGCTCAAACGATAACATGAAAGGTGATTCAAAGATCATCAATCAACCTGTTGATGCTACCAAAGGTGGTAAGGGCGATGCAATGGTTAAGTCTGAGAGCTATGATACAATGTCTGGTCTCAAAGAGGCTTATGCAACCGTCGCAGGAGCCTTTACTATTGAACTAGAAGATCTGGATGAGTCTATGCTTGGCCACAGAGATGCTGAGAAGTTGAATGGCGGTAAGTCCAAAGATTCTAACTTCAAGTCTCCTGAGTCTCATATTGACTATCATCACAGACAGTCTGGTGGTCATAACAAATCAGGTGGCGACCAAGACCGTCATAGATATCAAGTAGCCAAGAAGTTAGGATACGACGTATGATCAAGCCTCCTTCATTTCAAAAAGATGCCATCCCGACAACTCGTGGATGGACTCATCCGCGGACAGGAGAACTACTAGTCTCAGGTCGTATCTCTGAAGGTCAGATTAATGAGTATCTTGGTATTACAGAAGAGCCACAAGTAGCACCGGTTGTGGAAGTTCCTACTGTAGAAGAAGATCCCATTGTAGAAGAGCCAATGGCTAGTGACATGGAAGAGATGACCAAACTTGAACTAGAAGCTATGGGCCGTGAGCACGGCATTGAACTTGATCGCAGAGAAAAGAAGAGTTCACTGATTGAGCAATTGAAGGCAGTTATCGATAACTAACTATCCTAAATAGCTACATGATGGAATTTGAACTGACTGAAGATAATCTCTTCTTATACGCTGCTAAGCATTATTACAATCCTCGCTTCTCTGATATAGAAGAGTTCAACGAGGACTTGAAACGGTTTAAGTATATAAAGAGATTAATTAATCGTTATCAAGAGAATGGAATTCTAGTTGAACGGTTGATACTCAACCACACAATTGTTATCTTCAACGTTTTTGGTATAGAGGCTGCACTTAACATACTAGACTTGAAATTGGATGAAAAGCATTGGCCAGTGATGAAACCATTTTTAGTGTTCTTGAAATACATTACCAATGAACAATACACTGGTATAAAAATGGATCAAACTGTGGTAGAGGCACTGAGGAAGATTTAATGGGTTTAGTTAAACAAGCTGCAGATCTAACATACAGTTTCCGATTCATCCGTATGTTGGTTATGGATTGGAAAAACTGGGATGCATATAAGTTAGGCATCATTGATGAGAACGGTAAACGAAACCGAAGCGTTGGATTAGATAACGATGAGAAGAAGTCTGCATATACTCCTTTTATTCGCCTTGCTGCTAATGTTAAGCGGCTGCTCAGTAAAGTTCCGGGCGGAGGATCAAAACTTGGTTCTTTCGCTGCCGCTCTATACCTGATCAAAGAAAAATACAATCTCTCAGATAAATCTCTTGAAAAAATTCTAAAAGAGTGTAATATGGACTCATATGACTTTCTTGCAGAAGAGAGTCAATGGTTTGTATTGGAAGATAAGTTATTGTCTCCAGGAGTGTATAGAGTAACAGATTCTAAACTATTGAACCACACTTGTGAGGAAATGGTTTGGGCAAAGGATCAGATTCGTATTAGAGAAGACAGCTATCCTATTGGTGATGTGTTTGGTATTGATATCTATGAAGCTGTTCATGTAAAAACTAATCAGAAGGTATTCGTATCTTCAAGTGAGTTGTACAAATGAAGACTTCAGATTTAATTAAGAAGAGCCATGCAAAGAGAGGAGCACCAGGAACTCTGAAAAGAAAAGTTTCTGGTAAAATGACAATTGCAAAAGCTAAGGCTCTAAAGAATAAACCAGGGGCAACTACCATGGATAAGAAACAAGCCAACTTTTTCATTAACATGGCTCGTGCTAGAAAAGAACAGCAAGAGAGTCTGTGGGCAAACATTCACGCGAAGAGACGTCGTGGTGAGAAGATGAGAAAGAAAGGTGAGAAGGGTGCACCTACTCCTGATCAGATTAAGCGTGCACAATCAACGAGTGAAGATGCAACAACGACTGCATCTATTCCTAATCCAGCTACTACAGCTATGGGACCTCGAATCAAAACTACTACTATGCATGACAAGCGCAGACGAAAAGATAAACATCCAGTATTGTTGAAGCGCTTTAGTCAGTACTTCAATGATAAAGGAGCTATGTGATGTTATCACTATTAGGATCACTGCTTGGGTTTGCAGGTTCTGCAGTACCAGCAGTTACGGACATCTTTAAGGATAAGGCTGACCGTAAACACGAAATTGAGAAAATGAAAACCATGGCCGAGCTCAAAGCTCAAGGCTACGAAATGGATATGAAGTTTTATGATGTCATGGGAGCAGACAAAGAGCATGAGAGACTCATTGCTCACGACACTGCTATCATGCAATCAACAGGTTGGACATCTGTACTACAAAAGTCCGTCAGACCAGTAATCACTTATGCATTCTTTGGTCTGTTTGCTACAATTGAAATTACACTATTAATGAATGCTCTTGAAATGGGTACACCATTTGACCAAGCAATCCAGTTACTATGGGATGAAGAAACAAAGGCAATCTTTGCAGCAATTATTTCATTCTGGTTTGGTTCTAGAGCAGTTGAGAAAGCGAGAAGAAAATAATGAAAGAGCAATTAGTAAAAGCAGCAATGATGCACGCTGAGGGTGAACTTGAGCGTGCTAAGACAAACATCATGGTCTACATGAATCAGAGTGTAGGCATTGGTGAACATTCGGACATCGTTGAGGCTATCCAAGAAGAACTAGATAAGATGGCGGCTGCAGAAGACCGCATCGAAATGCTAAAAAAATATTTTTCGTAACACATAAAATATGCGGAAATTAGCTGTTTACAAAAACGGCAGAATACTATATAATAGCACTAGTTTAAAATCATTTATATTGGAGAGTAGAATGGCAACAGCAAATGTTGACACAAGGAAGTTTTTGTCCGAAACCAAGTTCTACGAAAGTTATTCCAGATTCAAAGAAGATGCTGGAAACTACGAATCTTGGGACGAAGCCGTCGACCGTGTAATCGAAATGCACGAAAATAATTATAAAACAAAAAATAATGAACTGCAACCGTATTTCGAAGAAGCGCGACAGGCATATAAAGAACAACGAGTCCTTGGTGCTCAACGTGCTCTTCAGTTTGGTGGTGATCAATTAATGAAGCATCAGATGCGTATGTATAACTGTACATCGTCTTATGCTGATCGCCCAGCCTTTTTTGGCGAACTATTTTATATTCTGCTGTGTGGTGCTGGTGCAGGCTTTTCTGTACAAAAGCATCATGTAGAAAGACTCCCTCAGTTACAAGCCCGCACAAAGCAGGCTAAAGGTTATATCGTAGAAGACTCTATTGAAGGTTGGGCATCTGCACTTGACGTGTTGATGTCTTCTTATTTTGTGGGTGGTGGTAAACATCCAGATTACGAAGGCCGTAGAGTTTTCTTTGATCTCACTAACATTCGTCCAAAGGGTGCAAAGATCTCAGGAGGGTTCAAAGCACCAGGACCAGAAGGTCTTCGTCGTTCACTCGATAAGATTGAACACCTTCTTCAAGGTATTGTAATGGATTCAAAAGAGCCAGTGTCTGTTAGACCTATCAATGTTTATGATATTTCTATGCATGCCGCTGATGCTGTGTTGTCTGGAGGCGTACGTCGTTCAGCAACCATTTGTCTTTTCTCACCAGATGATGAGGAAATGATGAATGCTAAGACAGGCAACTGGTTTATGGAGAATCCTCAGAGAGCTCGTTCTAACAACTCTGCAGTTATTGTCAGAGATGAGACGACAGCTGAACAGTTTGGTAAGATCATGGAATCTGTCAAACAGTTTGGTGAACCTGGATTTGTCTTTGTTGAATCAACAGAACATACAACCAACCCTTGTGTTGAGATTGGAATGTTCCCTCAGATTGATGGTCAATCTGGCTGGCAGGGTTGTAACCTGACAGAGATCAATGGAGGCATGTGCAATACCGAGGAAGACTTTTATAAGGCATGCCGCGCAGCGTCTATCCTCGGTACCCTACAAGCTGGGTACACTGACTTCAAGTTTTTGGCGGAAACTTCAAAGGCAATCTTTGATCGGGAAGCCCTGCTTGGAGTATCGATCACGGGATGGATGAACAATCCAGGAATTCTGTTTAATGATAAGGTCCTGGAAAAAGGAGCAAAGATTGTTCGAGAAGTTAACAAAGAAGTTGCCGCCCTTGTTGGTATTAATCCTGCTGCTCGCACCACTTGTGTTAAGCCAAGCGGCAATGCATCAGTTCTTTTACAAACCGCTTCTGGAATCCATGCTGAACACTCCCCCATGTACATCCGCAATGTGCAGATGAACAAGGAGTCTGAGATCACTCAAGCAATTATGAAAGCTAATCCTTGGATGGTTGAAGAGTCAGTGTGGTCCGCAGGTGGGACTGATGTTGTTGTGTCGTTCCCAATTGTACCTAATGAAGACTCATTGTATAAAGATGAGCTTGTTGGCGTCAAGCATCTTGAGCTTGTTGCTAGAGCTCAGAAGCATTGGGTCAATGCTGGTACTAACGAAGATCTTTGTGCAGACGAAGGTGTACGACATAACGTCTCCAACACTATCATTGTTGACGATTGGGATGAAGTAGAAACATATGTATTCGAGAATAGACACTCGTTTGCTGGTATCTCTTTCCTTCCAATGACAGGAGACAAAGACTATAACCAAGCACCGAACACAGCTGTGATCGATGCTAAAGAGATGGTTAAGAAATATGACACAGCTGCAGTGTTTGCATCTGGTATGGTTGTTGATGGCCTTAAGGCTTTTGATAACCTCTGGAATGCATGTTCTACAGCTCAAGGCTTTGGTGAAGACTTAACTCTTGATGATTCATCTACTGTTATGAAAAAGGATTGGGTTCGTCGTTTCAACAACTTTGCTGAGAACTATCTTGATGGTGATATCAAGAAAGCAGAGTATTGTTTGAAAGATGCATACCTTCTTCATAAGTGGAAGAAGATCCAAGCTAACCTTAAGCAGGTTGATTGGAGTGCAGACCTTCAAGAAAAGAAGTTCACTGAGATTGACACCATTGGTGCTGCTGCTTGTGCAGGTGGTGCTTGTGAAATCGATTTCTAGTCCATGTGTCAAAATCTGCACATTGATAGATAACTATTGTGTGGGGTGCGGTAGGTCAGCCGAAGAGATTCGCGAATGGCTTACCGCCACCGACAATAGAAAAAAAGAAATCCTAGAAAGGATCGAGCTTGGATCAATACAAAATAGAATGTGAAGAATGTGAAAGTGAATCACATGTATTTGCATATGAACAACCAGAGTTCTGTCCAATGTGTGGACGACGTGTAGAAGCTGAATACTTAGAGCATGATTTAGATGACTAATATATACCTGTATGTGGTATTATAAAAATGAACAATTCAATACAACACCAGAAGACTTTCAGGGCTTTGTCTATCTCATCACCGAGATTGACACTGACAAAAAATATATTGGAAAGAAGAACTTCTGGAAACCTAAGATCCTCCCCATCACCAAGACACGTAAGAGAAGAGTACGCACGCGTACAGAATCTGACTGGCGCAAGTACTTTGGATCCTCACAAGAGGTTCAACAATTGGTTGAGTCCAAAGGAGAGGACAACTACAAGAGAGAGATTTTGAAGTTGTGTAAGACAAAAGGCGAAATGTCTTACTATGAAGCTAAACTTCAATTTGAGCACGATGTGCTACTTCGCAATGACTATTATAATGAATTTATAGGATGTAAAATACACTCCAAACATCTCAAAACCACCTGAAAGGATAGGAAATGAATACATTTTTCAAAGGACTGCTTGTCCTTATGCTGTCTGCGTTTTTGACAGCATCAGCGCAAGCAGCAACAAAAGTAGGTTTCATCTATGTGGGACCAATTGGTGATCACGGTTGGACATATCGTCACGACATTGGTCGACAGCAAGTTGAAGAAGCATTTGGCGATCAAGTAGAGACTGTATATCTTGAAAGTGTACAGTACGGACCAGAAGCTGAAATGGCAATTCGTCAAATGGCACAGAGTGGTGTAGACATTATCTTTGCTACATCATTTGGTTATATGGAACCAATGCTTAAAGTTGCAAAAGACTTTCCAGATGTAAAGTTTGAACATGCGACTGGTTACAAGCAGTCTGACAATATGGCAAGCTATGGTCTTCGTCTGTATCAAGCTCGTCACGTACAAGGCATCATCGCTGGTATGATGACAAAGACTAATAAGATCTGTTATGTTGGTGCATATCCAATCCCAGAAGTTATTCGTGAGATCAATACTTTCTACATGGGTGCTAAGAAGATGAACCCAGATGTAGACATTGACATTGTGTGGGTTAACACTTGGTATGATCCAGGCAAAGAGTCTGATGCTGCAAAAGTTATGATTGCAGAAGGTTGTGATATGGTTGCTCAGCACACTGACTCTCCTGCACCGCTCCAGGCTGCAGAGAAGGCAGGTGTATTTGGTTTTGGTCAAGCCTCTGACCAATTCAACTTTGCACCAAAGGCTCAGCTTACTGCCACAATTGATAACTGGGGTCCTTACTATATTAAGAAAGTACAAGCTGTAATTGATGGTACGTGGGAAACTAACGACTACTTTGGTCATATGAATGAAGGCGCTGTTCAGATGGCTCCATTTACTAACATGCCAGATGAAGTTGCTGCAGTAGCGCAGAAGGTTAAAGATGCTATTTCTGCAGGCGAGTACTTTGCATTCACTGGTCCTATCAAGGACAACAATGGTAACCTGCAACTAGCAGACGGTGTTGTTGCTGATGACGCACATCTGAATACAATGATGTACTATGTCGAAGGTATTGATGCTAAGGTACCAGGACAGTAAAAATGATTCCAGTAATTGATTTCAAAAGTGAAACAGTACTGGACGAGATTCGCGAGGCCTACACTACTGTAGGCTTCGCAGTCTTTTCAAATGCATTGGACGAAGCAGACAGTGCTAAAATGAATAGATGGCACAAAAAGATGCAAGAGTTCTTTGCACTGCCAGTAGAAACAAAAAAGCAGTATCCTTATGACCCTGAGACCAATTTAGGATACAGTATGGTAGGAGACGAGAACGTAGATCCTACTGCACCAAAAGATTTAAAAGAATCATTCAACTACAATGACATGCGTATGCCAAATAAACTATGGCCTGACCTACCTGGGTTTCTTGCTAGTGGTTTGGATAGTATCTATGTAGCTGATAGACTAACATTAAGTATACTTCGTAAGTTTGATAAGATACTTGATACAGGAACCACACTAGAAGACGCTCACAAACAACCTTACAATACTACAAGAGTGATACATTATCCTGCTTATGATGGTCCTATTGAAGACAAGCAGATGCGTATTGGTGAACACTCTGACTATGGTACCATTACGCTGCTGTGGCAGATCAATGATGTACCAGGCTTGGAAGTACAAGATTTAGAAGGTCAATGGCATCCTGTTCCATATGCAGAAGACGGTGTTGTAGTAAACATTGGTGATCTATTACAACGATGGACAAACGATTACTTTGTCAGCACAAAGCATAGAGTTGTGAATAGTCACATTCATCTTCCTCGCTATAGTATGCCTCACTTTGTTGATCCTACACCTGGTACAATAGTTGAAAACCTGAGAGATGAACCTGCAAAGTATGATCCTATTGAGAGTAAAGAATATCTCATGTGGAGACTTGCACAAAGTTATTAAGTGTTGATCTTTCTACTATTTCTGCGTATAATAAGCCTACAGAATTAAATAGGTGATTACATGATTTTAGTAGACTTTAGTGGTGTGTGCATCTCCTCGATCGTTATGCACAAAGATCTGGACGAAGGCCTTGCGCGGCATGCAGTCCTAAACTCTCTTCGAATGTACAATACCAAGTTCAAGAAAGACTATGGTGAAATGGTCTTGGCTTGTGATGGTGCTAACAATTGGCGAAGAGGATACTTTCCTCAATACAAAGCAGCTCGTCGAACAAACAGAGCTTCTGCATCTCTTGATTGGGAACGTATCTTTGAACTTATGACGATGATCAGAGAAGAGATCAAAGAGAACTTTCCGTATAAGTTAGTGCGTGTAGAAGGATGTGAGGCTGATGACGTAAGTGGTACTCTGGTTGAACACTCACAAGAGTTTGGCAACTACGAACCAATTATGATCGTATCTGCAGACGGAGACTTCAAGCAGCTCCAAAAGTATGATAACGTCAAGCAGTTCTCACCTCTACTCAAGAAAGAGGTTATCGAAAAGAATCCTCGCTTGCATCTTCAAGAGAAGATCCTCAAAGGGGATACTGGAGATGGTGTACCTAACGTATTATCAGATGATGACACTTTTGTTGATGGTTCAAGACAGACTCCTCTTCGTAAAAAGAAGATGGAAGAGATCATTGCTGACCTATCAGAAGGTGAACTTCTCTATGCAGCTAGTTGGTATCGTAACTACTGCCGCAATGAAACTTTGATTGATCTATCAAAAACTCCACAACACCTCAAAGAAACGATTATAAGTATCTTTGAAGAACAAGATCCTTGGCATAATAAAGGTAAGGTTTTTCCGTATCTTGTAGCCAAGCGAATGAATAGATTAATTGAAAGTGCTCAGGAGTTTATTTAATGGCATTATATGTTTATGAAGTAATTGATAAGGTGAAGTCTCAGAAAAAGAAAGCTGACAAAGTCCAAGTTCTAAAGGACAATGAATCGTGGGCTTTGAAAGATATCATTAGAGGTACATTTGATAGTAGTGTCTTATGGAACCTCCCGGCAGGAAATCCCCCTTATACTCCTGCCACGGAACAAAGTCATCCGTCAAATCTTCTCAGAGAAAACAAACAGTTTAAATATTTCGTTAAAGGTGGTCCAGGAGACAAACTTCCTGCCTATAAACGCGAAAACATTTTTATCGGTTTGATTGAGGGAGTGCATCCAAAAGATGCTGAACTCGTTATATCCATGATCAACAAAGAGAAACCCAAAGGTCTTACTAGACCCGTTGTAGAGGAGGCGTTCCCAGGTTTGCTAGTAGACTAGAGGGTAAACATTAACCCTTGGAGAAAACTACGCATGGTATTAGCTCAGCTGGAAAGATTAAAAAAGGACGTTACGGAACTAGAGATTTACGCTAGGAAGCTAGAAAAGAAAGGACACCTGGACCGTATGAAGAAGATTCTAGCAAAACAAGATTTCTTAAAACGTCGAATTGCTGAGGTTCAATTTAATTAAATAAAAATAGGAGTTTACTTATCCCTGTTAGTGGTGTATAATAAATCATCGTTAACAGGGATTTGTATTTTATGAATATCTTCGTACTACATAATGATCCAGTGATCGCTGCTCAGATGCAATGTGACGCACACGTTGTAAAGATGACACTAGAGTCTATGCAAATGCTTTCAACATGCCACCGTATGCTTGATGGTAAGCTAACTAAACGTCCATCTATATCTGGTAAACGTATGGTCAAGTATTATGACCTATACGAAGGTGCTGATGATCTTGAAGCCGAAATGCTCTATATGCGAGCTGTACATTTTGACCACCCATGTAACAAGTGGTTGAGACGATCCGAAGGTAACTACCGTTGGATGTGGGAGCATACAAAGGCACTTTGTAATGAGTATACATATCGGTATGGGAAGACTCATAAGAATGAAATGCCACTGCTGTGGGGGTTGCAATCAGCTCCTCGCAACATCCCAGCAGGAGGCATGACACCTTTTGAACTTGCTATGAAGGATTATCCAGAATGTATGTTTGACGATCCAGTAAAGTCATACAGAGCATTCTATCAACTAAAGCAGCACCATTTCAAGAAACCAATGGTGTGGACTAAAAGAAAGAAGCCGAGGTGGTTTAAGTATGCCAACATACACAGTCAAGAAAGCTAACTCAGATAGTGATCACGAATGGGATGTAATTTGTTCTCATACAGAACTCAAAGAGATGTGTGAGGAATATGGTCTTGTGCAAGTATTGAAAGCTCCTAAGATTGTCACTGGTGTAGGTAGTTTGCATAGTAAAGTTCCAGACGGATTCAAAGACAAATTGAAACAAATTAAAAAAGGCTCTGGTGCAGGAAACACGATTAAAGTATGAAACAACAACCTATCAAAACCGAAGAGTTGTATGAGTATGAACCTCTAACTGCAAACCAGAAGAGAGCTTTTGATGGTTGGGCAGATGGAGACAATCTTGCACTGATGGGATCTGCTGGTACTGGTAAGACTTTTCTTGCCATGTATCTTGCTATGGAAGTAGTAGCTGACAAAGGCGAACCCCAAGAGAAGATCTGCTTGTTCCGTTCTGTAGTTCCTACTCGTGACATGGGGTACCTACCTGGTGACGTAGAAGAAAAGAAAGCTGTATTTGAAACTCCATACAAGAACATTGTTGATGAGATTCTTGGAGGCGATCAACCTTACAGAAGAATGATCCACACTCATCAACTAGAGTTTATGACTACGTCGTTTATACGCGGGCTAACACTGGACAATGCCGTGATTATTGTTGATGAGATGCAGAACCTTAACTTCCACGAGCTTGATTCTGTAATGACTCGAGTTGGTAATAACTGTAGAGTGATCTTCTGTGGCGACTATCATCAGTCAGATTTCAAAGAAGGACACGAGCGTGAGGGTGTAATTAAATTCACGAGAGTGATTGAACAACTAAAAGATTTTAATGTCATTACATTTGGATGGGACGATATCGTAAGATCAGACTTTGTCAGAGACTATATAATGACAAAGGAGATGTTGGGTATTCGATAATGGAGTTTATACATGAAACAATTGATTTGGGATATGGTGATCTGGTTGCAGACACACAGTCAACTGGCAGGACTTACATTACTCCTGATGGTGATCGCTATCCTAGCATTACTACAGTTCTTAGCATTCTAAAGGAAGAAGAAATTGCAGCGTGGCGACGAAGAGTTGGCGAGGATGAAGCGAATAAGATCAGCCATCGAGCTAGCAATCGCGGTACTGCTGTACATAGCATTATTGAGGGATACTTAAAGAATGAAGATACAACAAACTATCTCCCGCATGTTAGGCAAAGCCTTCAGAACCTGCGGCCAATTCTTGATCGATCTATCGGAAAAATCTTTGGCCTCGAAACTCCTCTTTATAGTCGCCATCTTGGTGTGGCTGGTCGTTGTGACTGTGTAGCGGAGTGGGATGGTGTACCATCTATCATCGATTTCAAGACAAGCAGACGTCCCAAGAAGAAGGAACAGATTCCAAACTATTTTGCACAAATGTCTGGATACGCTGTCATGTTTGAAGAGCGAACTGGCATGCCTATTGTCAATACTGTTATTGTTATGGATGTTGACGATAATCAACCGATCGTCTTCAAAGAGCATAGAGACAACTACATCCAGCTCTTGATCGACACTAAAAAAGAATACGATCGCCGGAAACTTTTTTTTAAATAAAAACGTTTTTCTTGTTGACCTTTCTGTAAATGTAGAAGATAATATATACATGATCAGAAATGAGGAGCAACAAATGATCAAAGTTTTTCAGATTGCAGACCAAGAAGCTCTGCACCCAGCATGTACCTTCACTTACGGGATGCCTGTTTCAAGTGCATTCAAGCCTGAAGAGCACATGGAGAAGTACGAGCATGTAGCTAGCTTGGATGCTGCTACTCTCGACGAAGCATTTGAGGTTGGTAACATTGGCCCTGAGGAGAAGATTGTTCGTCATAGCGATCGTATTCATTCTCTTTCAGTTGGTGATATCTTGGAAGTAGACGGTGAGAAGTTCATTGTCGCACGGTGTGGTTTTGATAAACTGGAGGCAGCATAATGGCTATTTGGATGCAAAGGACTTGTGGAGATCTTGAGAACATCATTGAGGAGTTGAACGATAGAGTTCCCTTCAATGGTCCTTGTGAGTTGAAGTATACCAAGAACAAGCGTCTTGATCGTTTTCGTAGAGCACAAAATGTGATTCACGATATCTTCAACAACGGTCTTGGTAACCGTGGACGTGAAGCTAAGATGTTTGGTATTCCTCGCTACGAGCTTCCATATCCTGGTCAGATAGGCACTGACTGGAATCGAATTGAGGACAGACTTGCTCCTATCTTTCGTGAGATTGTCATGGATGCTGTTCTGGAACAGTTTGGCAAGGACATTTGGCTGTTGATTATGCACAACCATTCTAGTACAATTATCAGTAACGCTATCAAAGAAGGAAGGATTGAAAGTGCCGCACTTTAGTACAAAAACATATAACCACAGCATTGGTCTCAGTGCTGTGTTTCGTCAGCCTCATGCTGACCATTCTCATTGTAAATATTTGCATGGATACAGTCTTGGGTTCAAGTTTACCTTTGGCTGTTCAGATCTTGATAATAAGAACTGGGCTGTGGACTTTGGAGGTCTGAAACCTCTCAAGCAATGGCTCGAAGATACATTTGATCACAAGGTTGTGATTGATCAGAACGATCCTTATCTTACTGACTTCTTGGAGTTGGAAGAAAAAGGTCTGGCTCAGATTACTATCCTTGATGGTGTTGGTGCTGAGAAGTTTGCATACCATGCTTGGTTCTTTGCAAACAAGTTGGTTGAGAAGATGACCAATGGTCGTTGCTGGTGTGAGTCAGCTGAATGTTCTGAGCACGGATCTAACAGTGCTATCTACACCCCGAACCATTATGGTCGTGATGTTTTTGTTGATGAATTTAAACCTGGAGGAACTAGTTAATGACAGTATATCTTGATATGGATGGAGTGATTGCAGACTTCTTTGGAGGTATTGCAGATCTACATGGTGTGGGTCATTGGAAGTCTATTAGAGACAAACAAACTCTAATCAATAGTATCAGGTATACTGACTTCTTTTATAAACTTAAGCCTTTCGAAACTTCTTGGAGACTTGTTGAAAGAGTCAAGAATAAAAGTCAAGGGGATTGGGGTATCTGCTCATCTCCTCTTGAACAAGACACAAACAACTCTGCTTATTGGAAGCGAAGGTGGCTTGAAGAGTATTCGTTCATGCCTGCTGTAGATCAGTGCATCTTCACATCTAATAAGCATAAGTATGCTTGGAGTCCTCTTACAGGTGAACCAAACATTCTGATTGATGATAAACCAGAGAACATTAAGCGTTGGACTGATGCTGGTGGTATTGGTATTAGATATCAAGCAAATGAAGACGATCTTGTAGAGTATCTATTTGAAGAACTAGATGATGCATTGATAAGGAGTTACCATAATGGCTAGAGAAATGAGTGTTGCTGAAATCCTAATGATGCGTTTTGAGTTTGAAGAGCTCACATCTGGATACAATCTGGCAGTCGATGGAAGTAGTATAAATAGTCTTGAGTGGTTTGTAGAGAATGGCCATAGGTCAAACTCTCTTCGTAATGGATTTGATGATGCGATGAAACTAGCAAAAACAATTCTTGCGGAGGCCAAAAAATATGGCAGCACAAAAGAAACTGGAGTCTGGTAGTCAGTACGAACATTTTGACATTGATGGTGATGGTATTGTTAGCGACGAGGAGTTTGCCTTGGAACGCGAAATGATGCGTGCAGACAACGAGGATAAAAAAGAGGACCAGATTCGTAGAATGGCCTGGTTTGCTTTGTGGGGTATGTTACTGTATCCTGTGGGCATCTTTGTTGCAGCTATGGTTGGTTATGAAACAACTGGTCACCTACTAGCTGATATTGCTCCTACATACTTTGTAGCAATCTCGGCGTTGGTTGGTGCATTCTTTGGAGCTCAGGCTTATCAGAAGAAGGGTTCTACTCCACCACCAGCTCCTCCAAAACCAAGGGCTTTGCCAAAATAATTTAACTAAGGATCTTTGTTATGAAAAGATTGATTTACCAAGTGTACGTCGGAAGGCGGTCAAAGTTATATGACCATTGTGTAGAGTCTGTAAAACAGTATTGCGCTGAACACGGTATTCACCATGAAGTTCAGCGCAGTCCTATCTTGCGGATCAAACCTGACGTTTTCTCAACAAACAGAAGTAAAGAGTCGTACGAAAAGCATGGAGGCTACCTTCCAATCTTTGAGAAGGAGAATGCCTTTGTATACTTCCACAAGTATGATCAGATTGCAATTGTAGATGCTGACATCTGGATTCGTCCAGGGGCGCCCAACATCTTTGATGAGTTGCAACCCGATACAGACTTCGCTGGTGTTGTAGAACGAGAGATGCCTATCACAGATCAGTATGCAGCTAAGATTAAAAACTATTCTCGGATGCAGTATGGATCAATTCGTCTTGACTGGAAGTGGGATAAGAGAACTGGTGGTGAGTTCTTTAACATGGGTATGATGTTGATGAACAAACGCATTGACAAATACCTCAAAGGACAGACACCTCATCAATTCCTCAACAGACCAGAGTTCAAAGGCTTTATTGATGGTATGGGTCCTTGGAAATGGTCGACAGATCAGACTCTTCTAAATACTTGGGTAAAGCAAGAAAAGATGAATGTTAAACACCTCGATTGGAAATGGAATGCTTTGTATAAAGGTGTACGTGATGATGTTATTAAGCAAGCTCACTTTGTACACTTCTTCCTCAAGGATAAACTTCCTGGTCGTGGAGAAAATGTAAAAGAGCTTATGAAACATGTTTCTTAAAAAAATCTTTATTCACATTCCTAAGAATGCTGGGATGACTATTCGTAGGTCTCCTTTGCTTCGAGATAAAATCATTACAGCTAATCAAAATGTGCACAAGAGTCCCGAATACTCTATGCGTGTGTACGATACAATGAAGAAGAATGGTGACCATCATGGGTTTGAGCATGCTCGTTGGAGAGATCTTAATACAGCAATCACAAGTGCCCATGATGCATTTGCTATTGTTCGCAATCCTTGGGATCGGGTTGTGTCTAGGTATTTCTTTGCTAAAAAAGTAATTGAAGTTGAAAAGAAAGAACCAGTTGGTAAACATCAAATTGATTCTTTTGAACACTTCTTAGAAGAGAGACATATCTGGGGTGGACAGAAGTATATGTGGCACAGAGCCATTCGTGGTTGGTATCCAGCGTTTGATTATGTGACGAATAAGCAAGGTAATGTAAAATGTGACATCCTTCGATTTGAACATATGAATGACGATCTTTGTTCTTATTTCAAAATTAAAGAGATGAGCAGACCTAGAAATGTCACTGGATTGAACGAGGATTACAAATCAATATATACTCCAGAGACAATTCAAATCGTCGCTGATTGGTATAAGGCAGATATTGATTATTGGGGCTTTGATTTTGATACAAGTGCTCAAAAGAATTATTGGAGAATGACACAATGATGGGAAGTAGAATCAATAAAGATTCACATAATATTATGAAGTTGATTGAGCCAGGAACAATTGGTGCTGAGATTGGTGTGTGGTGGGGAAACACTTCATACAACTTCTTTATGAAGAACCTCAAGCACTTGTACTTGGTTGACCCATGGAGTGTAGAACCATATAAAGGTACTACAGAGTTTGAATGGGATGAATATCTTGAACGATATTCAAAAGTCACTAAGTCTAATACTGAACAAGGATTCATGGAGTATTATGAGAAAGTCTATGAAGATGTGAAACGTAGATTTGAACCATATCCAAATGTATCAGTTTGTAGACAAACATCAGACGAATTCTTTGAGCAGTACACTGACGAAGCTCTTGATTGGATCTATCTTGATGGATCTCATGCCTATGA